GTTTATACCCCGCACGCTTACGCAACTTTATACCCGTACCCAGTATTGCCACGGGGGGGTTACTGTGTTATGAGTTGCCTTTGCGACTGTTGTGCATACGGCATAACACTTTCAAGTTTGTAATCTCTAGCCGTAACCAGGGTGCATCACTTAAAGGAATGATGTGATCAACTGTTAAATCTTTATTGTTGCAACCTGGAATAGAACAGAAAGGTTGCTGCTCTCGTAGTTGCTTGCTTAACTTATTCCAACTGTAGTCGTAGCCACGCTGGGTGCGGGTGGGTCTAGCTCTTTCTTTAATGCGCTGACAATCAACACATCTACTTGCTCGCACTACCTTGCCACATCCAGCACAAGGTCTAGGCAACACCATCTGTTCGCTCCAAGTATTCAATGGCAACTGATAACAATGTTGTGCTATCTCTGAAGTTACCTAAGCCAATGTTGCAATGGTGACATAACAAACCGCGTATCTTCTTTGTTTCGTGGTTATGGTCAACACTTAACTCACGCTTAAACTCTGTTGCTGACACACCACATATTGCACACGCATTGTTTTGCTCAACTAACAACTTTGCATATTCGTATGTTGATAGGTTTGTTACTTGGCGTTGTGTGTGTCTGCAATCAATGCAAACATTTCGTTTGCGGTTTCCTGTTCGTCTGTCTGCATGGTAAGCATCTAAATCTTTATCTATCTTGCATTTGGTGCAGACTTGAGTGTTACTCATCATCCTCTGTTAAAGATTCCAAATCTTCATTCACAACACAATAACGATTGTACGCATCAAGGGTTGAATTGGTTGCTCTTGTTAGCAATGTTTCAATTGCATCAAATGACATTGGCTGATCTGTCACAATGTCTGTTGATACATCACCAACTGTTACCGCAATACTTAGCATTGCATTAGCTCCAATCGGCTATCAAGTAGATCGTCAATTAACTTATCAATGATGTGCTTCTTGGAATCAATTGTGTGGCTACGAGTGAGATAGGCGTGAAAGATTGCCTCATCAACTTCTTCGATTGTTTCGGTATCCATATCCATCCATAAATGAGTAAAGCCCAACCAATTGGCTGGGCGGTGTAATTAGATAGCAATACCTGTTAACGAAAGTGTAGCAAGAGATTCTGAACTTTTCTGTCAAGTTTTATCTACTGGCAATGACACCAGCCAAGTCATACAAACTGCCACGGCGTTCAATGTTGTTAGCCTTAACAATCTTATATACCTGGCGTTGAGTAATGCCAAGCCACAATGCAATTGCCTCAACATCTAAAAAGAACTTACGGGTTGGGTTAGACATTGCCAAAGCTACAAGGCGCAACACTGTCCAGGATTGCTTGCAACCAAAGCAAGTCACATCACTCATAAGGTTTTCGGCATCAATAACCACAAACTTATGGCAATCATCTGTTGGGCATGGGATTCGGCGGGGTTGCTCTACAAATTGCTTGGCAGCAGCCATTCCCTTGCTATGTAGTTCTTTAACTTCACTGTAAAAATCTCCAGCCCATTCTTGCCCCATTGTCCAATCAAGGTGTGCAAGGTGAAAGTCGCAGGTTGCCTGAACTTCCATATCGGTTGTTGGTTCCTTTTTCAGCAATGCTGGCGGTGTCAGTGTCCTTGCCGATCTGATTTCTGATTCCCACGAATGAAGGATTGCAAGTAGCTCTGTGGCCATCGAGTAATCAAGGGCGTTGACATTGACACCAATTGACCTTTCGGCACTAGCAGCACCTGAACCTGATCTGCCTGGTGCAATGTGGTCAGCCGCTAACATCTGAAGGTTGGGGATGTTGCCCAGCCATCCGACTATTGCCTTATGACACCCACGGCAGGTAGTTGTATCTGTTGGGCGCTGGCAGATGTTGCAGTTCAAAATGGCACCTTCTCATTGGTTGTGGATAACTTTACCCGATTGAAATAATCAGGCGGTTCTTCGGCAAATACGGTTAAGGCTCGGCAGGTATGGGTGGCAAGCACAATGGGGTCGGCAGCCGTCATTCGCCCAGCCGTTCTTCGGGTTGCCTCAAATGAAACGGCGGTGCGGTGGACTTGGTAGGTGCCAAGCCCTGATGTGAGTGCCATGACTTCTTCCACAAGGTTGAGTCGGGCCGTATCAAGTTTTATGTCGCACCGACTGGTTGCACTGACCCCTGCCCAAATAAGATTGCCGCATTTGCGGCAACTGATGGGTTTGAAATCTAACTCACTCATTGGGCGTTCCTGTACCGAGTGTGAGGGTGTACCTATTACCGCTTATATACATAAGCGGTACAGTACGCACACCGCTCACGCTCATAACTGCCTGTGTACCTAAAATAAAAAGGTACACAAAAGGTACAGTACGGTACACCTTAGTTCACCTTCAATTGGGTGATCTCGGCATCCAAAAGGTTGAAATGGCTCTTGCCCAAGTCGGTGATGTATAGAATAAATGACCTGTCATTGCCACGGTTTTCTATCCAACCGCCTGCAACAAGGTCAGCCAATCTTTCCCCAATGGCATCCTTTGAACCAGTAATTCCTTCAGCCACCAATCGCCGTGAAGCGCCAGGGTGGTTGTGGATAAACTCGGCAACCTCTTTTTGCTTCTTGAACTCTTTGTTGCTCTCTAGCTCATCTTCGAGCAATGGCACGCCAATTACATACTCCATTTGCGCCCTAGTTGAATCAATAGTGAAAACTGCTGCCTCTTGGGTTCTATCTGATTTGCGCCACATACCTGCGATCTTTCGAACAAAACCTGGGCGGTCTTTGGTAACTCTCATTGTGAGCGTTCCAGTTCGACCAGGGGCAAGTGCCTCAAGAGGCTCTACGAGATAGGCAGCGCCGTCAATGGTGGCAAGTTTGGCTTGGCCGCCAATGGCAAACCGCCCCCGTGTTTCTGCATTTTTGGTGATGTGGTCAATAAGCACAACGGCAGCGCCACTGGCCGTTGCTACTGTTCGTGGAAACAGGCGCATCCAGCGAGTGATGGCATCGTTATCTTTCGACTCGCCACCCCACATTGTCAGGGATTCGGTTACGCCGTCAATGATGATAAGCGTGGCAGAATTTGGCTCAAGGATGGCTTGCCAATATGGGTCATCGGCATCCCTAGCACCTTCAGGGCGAATGTATGAAAAGTATTGCAATAAATTAGCTCGCGATACACCTAGCGCCTTGAGTCTGTTAACCACATCTATTGGGTCGCTCTCAAAATCAATATAAATGACTTTTTTATCGTTCTTCAGGCACTCGGCAGTTGCAATTTGCGCAATCCATGATTTACCTGATTCAGATTCACCATAGATGGAATGAACTCGACCTTCATAGATCAGGCCGTGGCCATCTGAACGCTTTAATAAGGTTGCAATAGGTGCTTGAAATAGGCCATCAAAGTAATCTTTTAGCTCTACAGGCTTCCAACTGGACTCATCACCGCTTAAATCGGCTTGTGTGGGTTGTAGTGGTGCTTGTAGTGTGTTTGTAGGCATCAGTGAATTGCTTGCATCAAAAGAATTCAGCGTTTGCGCCCCGTAGCCGAGATTTCGCAAATTGTTGGCTGCTGCCTTAAAATCTCCACCGTGTTTGGTCATTGCGTAGAACGCAAACTTGGAATATGAGGTTTCTGAATCAAACTGGGTGCTGGTTGAGAAAACATAGAACTTATCGTTGCCATTGAAGTTCGTGGTAGCGCTTATGCCTTCGGTTTTACCTGGTCTGCGCCACACGGTTGATTCACCCTTGCGATAAACAACAGTCCAGCCCAAAGGTTGCAATAGTTCTTCCCAAGTTGTGCGGGCGTTGTAATCGTCTCCAGGGGTAAGAATTCCATCGTGTTTTGCAACTACTTCTTGTTGCAGATTTTCAGCTTTAGGCATCTCATCAAACATGGCAAAGATTGCGTGCAGTGCTGATCTTTCCAGCATCGTAATTGTTGGAATTGTCTCAATGGAGCCACCTATAAGTGTCCAAGCACCGCCCGAAGGATGGGTGGCACCGCCACTGGGCGCGGTGATTGTAAAGCCGCCTTCGCTTCGCGTTTCGGCCCATACATCCACACCGCCGTTTTCGCCAGGCTTACGGGCAAGTTTAGTGTTACCTGGCAAGGTGCCATCTGAGACACGATAAAGCCAATGAAGCCCGCCTGATGGTGTCAACTCCACATAACCTTGATTGAGTCGTTGCCATAAATCGCCAAGCCCTGAATTGTTAGCGATCTCTGCAACCTCAAGGTGCATCTTTTCGGCAACTGCTCGACCTTCAAGTTCAAGCATCTCTAGGTTGCCTGACACGGCACCAGTAATGACACCAATGCCATCAACGCCATCTTTGAACCACATTAACAGTTCATCAGCAATGGGCAGATGTTCTTGGAATCCTTGCCAAGCAAATGCAGGTCGTTTAGAACCATCATTGGCCGTTGGAACAACAGAGATGCCCTGAGCTAAAAAGCGCAATGCAATTGGCAAAAGATTACTCATTGTATTCCCCCCGTAAATGTAAAACCATTTTTTTTCATATGATAAATCACAAACTTTGCCAACCGCCCTGGCGTATCAGGCAGTGAGTATTCATAGCCATCCCAAAGCGCAACGGCAATAGCCTCTTGCAATTCTTCTTCTTTCATAATGGCAACTTGTCATTGGTAGCAAAATCAATGCGTGCTTGTGCAATTTCAACATACTCAGCCGATTGATCTATTCCAATGAAATCAAAACCTTCATACGCACACGCCTTGCCAGTTGAACCTGAACCCATAAACGGGTCAAGCACAATGCCGTTGGGCGGTGTCACCAGGCGAATGAGGTATTGCATCAATGATGTTGGCTTTACCGTTGGGTGGTGGTTTGCGGTTGCACCGCCACGACCTGCACCAGCTCTAGGTGAGTTGCTTCCCTTTGTTCCTGGCGGTGTGTTGTCATTTGTTATTTTCTTTTCAAACCCATCAAGCCCTTCATTCCTATCACGCTTGCTTGCCTTTGCGCAGTAAAAGAATCGGGCGGCGCTGCCACTGTCACCGTATCCAGGATCGCCCGCTTCGTATTCTCCCGCTGGCACATTTGTAACATCGCCCATTGATTTTTTGCCAATGCGCCCACCTGTTGATTTTCCAGTATCAGGAAACAACGCCACAACCTCATCACTGCCATCGTGAATGAAGTTGGCGGGGAAGCGGCCTAACTCTTTCAACTTTGCAAGTGCTGCAAGTTGTTCAGGTGACTCACCAACGCGAGCATCAAATTCTGCATCTGTTTCATCATTGCGGCGTGTGTTAAGTTTTCCAATTGGGCGTGATTTCAGATTGTCAAAGTTCTCACCATCTGCAACAACCCTTGACCCGTCAATGTTCAACCCGCCAGTGCCAAAAGTCAACACATTGTTTGCAACGGTGCCTTCAAGCGGCTTGCGAGCAAGTACCATTGGTTCGTGGGCAGGTTTGAGCGCAGTTCCCCAGCCGTTCCATTGCTGCGCGGCGGCAGTGGCAGGGGCGGTGATGTTTCCACCAGCTTCACCTAATCTTTCACCGCCAAGTCCACCCATATCTGTTTCGTATTTGCCAACAACCTTGCGTTCTGCCTCAATGCGATCAACAAGTTCATCAACCCATTCAGGAACATCGGCAACAAGTGGGCGAATCTTTTGCCATAACTCAACAGTTGGAATTGCAGGTTGTGATGCGGTTGTTAAGTAATGCCCACCCATATTTGTTCCAGTAGCTTCATCTAATTGTTTTGCTTTCAATCCTGTTGTTCGCATCCAATTGGTGAATTTTAACAAACGGCCAGTTTCGCCGTTATTCTTATCAATTCCCTTGCTGATATTGTGCGACTTGGGAAAGCCTGACCCATACACCCACATAATTTGATCGCGGATTTGAAACCCTGCATCCTCAATGGCAACGGCCATACGGTGATAAGTGCGACTGCCTGAAAAAGCAATGAGGTGGCCACCAGGCTTAATCACTCGCAACGCCTCACGCCACACTTCAACATTAAATGCAATGCCACTGGCATCCCAACTTTTGCCCATAAACCCTAGCTCATACGGCGGGTCAGTGACTATTGAATCCACCGAGTTATCAGGCATCGCCTTCATTGCTTCAATACAATCTGCGTTAATTAGTCTCATTTAATTGCCCCCAATAATTGTTTCCCAATTTCAAATGTATATGCAGGTGGAATTGCCTCAACCAATTCGCCCCAAATCATCCAATCAATACCCATTGCTTCACGGGCCTGTTCCATTGTTTTAGCCGTATGCCCACCGCCAGGGATTTCATCACGCATTGAACCATAAATGCCAACTGGTTTTCCTTGCGCTTTGTGGTCACAAATTGAACCAGTCAATTGATAATTAGACTCAAACAATCGGTGGCGGCGAACAGTTAAACCAAAAGATGAGCCACACATCTGAATCGGATTGATTAGCGGTGCGCCAGGTACATTTTCAATAACATAGGGCTTGCCGCTTTCAATGAGTGCTGCCCTAGTTTGTGGAATTAGATCAATCTTTGTTGTTGTCTTTCCTTGTGCATTACGAAGGTGGCGTGTTGAACTGTGAGTTTGGCAAGGTGGTGAAGCTGTAATCACATCAAAAGATGCAAGAAATGCTTTATCCTCTAAAACTTCTAACGCATCTGCCTGAATAAACTCAAACGGAAAACGCTTTTGTTTTTTGATATCAACGCCAACAACTTCAAAACCTGCGCGGTGGTATCCCATCGCTGCCCCGCCCGCTTTTGAGTAAAGATCGAGAAGCCTCATTTGCTGCCACCCCATCCATCACCCTTAAAGATGGTGCCGCCAAGTGAATACTTGCGTTGCATTAACTTCTTCTTGCAACTTTCGCACACTATGCGCTTTTCATCATTCATTTCAAAAAACACTTCGGCTTTATGCCCACAATCACAAGTGAATTCATAAAATGGCATTTCTTACCCCCGTTCGTTTATGTCTTGCGTGGCGCTGCAGGAATCGAACCTGCCCCAACTATTGCTAGTTGCCCCGTGGGTGAACCATCACAACGCCGTTCTTGAGTGGAAAGGATAACCCCCAAGAATTAGTTAACTGGTTTTGCTCCCAGTTGTGCTAACAATGCCTGCACTGCAGGGTCATTGATGTTGGCACTGGCAGGTGCTGGCGCAGGTGCTGCTGCACCAGCGTTGCCAATAAATGCGTTTGCCTTTGCAACTGCATCAGCATCGCCTGTTGCATCTACAAGAATCCACGGCGCTGACTTTCCAGGCTTCGCCGTTCCCTGACCAATGCGTGCCAATACCTTTTGGCCGATCTTAGTTTTCAATGCGTTCTTCAAAGCTACATTAAAGAACAACACTGATTCGTGATTGAAACCTGTATCTAAATCATTGATACGAACTTCAATTGCATCTGCATCACCGTGAACTGTTGGGATGCCAGTTTTGTATTCAATTGCTTCAAGAATCAATAGGTGGCCGTTTAGGTCTGCCACCTTTACTGATTCTGTGTTGCTACTTGGTGCTGAAAAAGCCATTTGGCTTTCCCCCGTTTCTTTTGGTTTGTTGTTAGTTTGTTTCTAACTCTGTTGGTGGTGTCAGTTCAGCCAATTCTTTAGCAATGTCGTTGATTGTCTTTGCAGGAATCCCGCAACCACAACCGTCACGCTCACACATCGGTATCACCATTGCAAGCAACCGATAGATCAGTGCTAAAAGGTCGGTAATACGGGCAATACATACACATACGGCTTGGTGTTGCAGGAATCAACGGCCACATCGCAGGATTTTCCTCAACATCAATGGTAGATAGCAATGAATAGACTGAATCAAGGCGGGCAAGTGCATCGAGTGCTGCCTGCTCGTCATAATCAAACAATTCAATGTGCATATCTTCAATGGAACCGCCAGTTGGCAGATAGATCAGGCCAACCTTGTTAACAGTTACGCCTAATTGTGCTTTGCCGTAACCGTAAAGCTGAACCTGAGTAATTTGTTGGCTGGTAGCACCTTCACTGCGCTTGGCTTTAACGCCCGCTGGTGTTGTGGTTTTCCAGTCCAAAACATAACCTTTTTCAATATCGTAAAGGTCAATGGTGCCTGAAAGGTTTGCTCGAATCTTTACTTTCTGCTCAACTTCGTATCGTTCAGGCATCTTGGCAAAAATCTGCTCCAAAAAAGAGTGAATGGCGGTTCCGACATTAGCGCTCCAAGAACCGCCACCCGACTCATTGGCCTTATCCCAATCCAGCAACTTGTAGGCAAGCCTGCGAACACACTCTTGGCCAACTTCACTTGGTCCGATATAAACCTGTTGGCTTCGTGGTGACCACTTGCTTGCTTCGCTAATTATGCCGCCGAGTTCAACGGCTAACTGTTGTGCTGGCGAGTTCAAAGGCGTGAAATTCATTTGTTCTTAATCCTCGCTAACAATAGAGAATCTGCGGGAAGTAGATACTACCTCAAGAGCCTCTATAACCTGCGCAGGCAGGATTTCACGGGCGCGTTTGGTATCAAAGCGCCTTGATTCAACAAATGAGTAACGAACAACAGGGCGGTTCAAGAACATCCCAGTTTCGTTATCGCCTAATGCTCGCTCTATGTGTGCGCGAGCAACATCTGCAACTTCTTGCAGTTCCTTGATCTTGGCAACGGCAGATTTATACTGCTCCAGCCAAGCGGCGGTGTTGGCATCAAAATCCACCACGCCTGTTTCTATTTCCACGCTCATATTGACCCCCATCAATAGTATGAGTTTTTTAACCAAAAGGCTTTGGCAGCACACGGGCCACCAGCGCCATATTTGCGGCCTATGTAGGCCAATGCTGCAATCGTTTGGGCAACAGTTGATTTACTGCGCTTCATTCCAAGATTGCGATAAGTACCATCCAATAGTTGTCCGACACCCGAAGCGGTGCTGGTTGGATTGTCCTTGTCTGCCCAGGCGCTTTCTTTTCCCATTACGAATGAAAAGCACTTGAACTGTTCGGTTGTCAGTAGCTCACGGGCCACCTCTTTTGCGTTCACCTGCATCAAATGCGGGCGATCTTTGTAAATTACCAATGCAGGTACGGCAGTTGGTGCCATTATTGCCTGAACTGATAGTGAAGTTCCCACGCTAACCACAATGATTAACGCAAGCCTTCGGATGAGTCTTTTATCTGTTGGTGTAATGAATCTGCTCCTTGTTCAGTTGCAACCAATTTACGCAATACACGACTGACATAACCAGGCGAAGTATTAAGTTGGGCTGCAATTTCGTTGGCAGAAACCCCTTTTTTATGCAATTTGGTAATCGTTAATGCAATTCCTTTGAACGCATAACTCTTACCTTTAGCAATTGCAACGGTATCTCTATCGGCTGGCGTTGAGCCACCCCAAATACCGTAGGGAATCTGTTTTTCTAGTGCGTACTCCAAACACTCCTTTTCGTGAATACAACTTGAGCAAATAGCTTTCAGTTGGTGCAGTCTTTCTGCCTCTTGTGTGCGGTTATCAGGAAAAAATAAATCTTTGTCCTCAATATCTGCACACTGAGCGTTATCAAATCGGGGTAGATCAACAAAGAACTCAAATTGGTTCAATGCTTGTCTCCATAACCCGCTTCGCGTAAAAGATTTGTAATATCCTCAACGCTCATAATTGCCCACCATTTGCCAGCATCTAAGCCGACACCGTTGGGTTTTACTACTAAAATGCCAAAGTCTGCTTCGGCATTATCCTGCTCAACTTTAGTTTCCTTCAGCCAAGCGGGAATGTGATAGGTCTTGTGATTTTTAACTTCCCAAGCCAAACAAGGTGTGCCTGTAATGTCACCTAGATCATTGACACCAGCCAACGCCCGTCTTTCTGCCCCTGGAAATCCTGCAGTTTGCAAGAACTTCACTAGGGCAGTTTCAGCAAGCGTGCCTTTTTGTTTGGCTTTAGACATTAAATTATTCAACCACCTTTAGTGCTGGGTAAGTGCCTTGAGCCTCGCGCCCAATGCGTGCAAACTTAACTGCTCGAATCAAATCTTCAGCCAAAATCAACGCTTCTTGCTCGCTCATATTGCAAAGCAATGGCGCGTTCTCGCCTAGATTGTCGCGGGCATTATCAAGGTGTTCAAAGTAGTTTTCAGATTTAACTGAACGATCTGCCGAATGGCGCAATAAGTCCAAATCATCTAACTCATACGCGCCCACAACATCCTGCACCAAATCCTTCACGGCATCTTGTTCCTCAAGATAAAGCGCAATATGTCCGTCTGAATGGTTATGAAGTGAAAATAGCGGGTCGCGTGGTTGCTTTTCAAAGTTCATCGGCCTTCACCGATTTCAAAAGCTGCAATAATGATTAAATACAGGCAAATAATGCCAATGAATCCGCAAACTAAGCCTAACCAAAACATTTGTTTTCCTTTCCGTTCAAAGTAGGTGCGCACATACTACACACCTTTGAACAGGGCAACCCGCTAGACTCGCTGAACCTCGATCTGAAAAGGTGGCGCGGTGTTAATGTCGTATTTGGCGGCAATTGCCAAAGCGTTCAGGATTTCAGGTTCACCAATGTTCGGCACCTGCACCGCCAATGCGCCAAGCGCGTAGGCAGAGCCTGAGCCGATTGAGTAAAGGCCATCGGCGCTTTGGCTAATGTCGAGTGAATCGCCAATTTCAAATACATTGCCGCCGAAGGCAATCAGGAACCCAAAACTTGCGCCATCTTTATCAAATTCATAGCCATTAGCTTTGAACGCGGTAATGATGCTTGGAATCATCTTTTTGCCCATAAATTTAACTGGGTCGGTGCCATCGTAAAGCGGTGGTTTCCAGTTGTAAGCCAAAATATCCCCTGGCCGACAATCGCCACGAACTGCCAGCAAGTATTTGCCCAATTTGACGATCTTGGGGGTGCTAGGGCTGATGATGCGCCTATCCCCGTCTGTAATCTGACTGTCTGCCCCTAGAATGGCAAAATCAGGCCCCTGGTAGGCAATTACAGTAGTCATTGGCCAAGTGTAGGGGTAAGGCGTGAAAACCCTAGCAATTCCCCAATTTCTTCGGGTTTCCACGCCTTGAGCCGACCCTAACACGCCTAAATCCCGTTATCAAATCGTTATGTGTCTTGGGGGTCAATGTTGCTTGTCTGTATATACAGGTGCTAAGGTTTTCTTATTGGGGGAACGGCTCCCAATAGGACGGATAGCATAATGAATACTTACACAGAAATTATTGCTGAAGGTTTGCAGATTGATATGGAATCTGCAAAGAAGATTCAAGATTTTATCAACAATTGGTATGACGGATTCCGTTGGGGTTCATCAACAAAAAAGCAAATCATCAAGATAGCAAAAGAAGCACAAGCGGATATGGCTGACCCATCATTTGCAGAAATTCTTGCTTACATTGCAAAGGCAGGTGCATAATGAACGCACAATGGATTTCAACAGATCAGACTTATACAAAGGCTGAAGCAATTGCACAAATGGAAGAAACAATTAACAAGTATCAATCATTTCTTCACGATTTATTAGAAATTTATGAAAATTGTGATGAGGATGTTCAACAAACTCTTAATGAAATTTATGCACCAACTGTTTTTAAGTATGCCTGCCCATTAGATATTTCAGAAATGCTTTGTGAAGTTTCAGGTTGGGAGTCAAACTAATGTCATACAACTGCACCTGCATTAAATGCGGAATTAAGTTTGAAGCAATTGCACGACTTCACGAATGTTTAGAATGTTACGAAATCAGAATGGGGTGGAAATAAATGGGTGCAATGAAAAACTTAGTTATTGATGCTGGCGATACTTTGTACCAAATCAGCCGTGACTTAAACAATGCAAGCGAGTGTGGCGATCTTGATGAGATGAAGCAAGCATTGCGCAGGGCAATTGTGAACTCTGCACTTGGAATTGCCTTTATTGACGAATTGGGGAACATCTAATGATTACAAAGCGTGGCAAGCGTGTACGAGCAATTGCAATTGCAGTTGGCATTATCTTGATTTGGCAAGTTGCCAGCAACCTTTGGTGGGTTGGCACCGATAGCGCCCAAGCCGAGTTTCTTGGCTGGTGTTGGGGTTCAATGAATGAGTGCGTGGTGTTGTGATAACTCCACTGCGATCAATTCGGATTGATGAAGAACTTTGGTTAGCCGTGAAAGAAAAGGCAAAAGCCAATCATTCAACTGTTACCAAAGTTGTTATCTATTACTTAAAGGAATACCTGAAAGATTAAATTAAAAGCACGAAACCGCCACTTGCAGGAACGGCTGCAGGTGGCGGTTTCGTTATGGGGGCGATTTCGCGCCTAAGTCTTAATCTATATGTGTTGCAAGTTCGGCACAAATCGCGGCATAAGCCGCCAAATCAATTGCAGAATCTAAATGTGTTGGCATCGCTGACAATCGTGCAAGTTTCATTGCTGCCATACATAAAGCTGCAATTTCAGGTGGTACGGCATCGCCAGGTTGGGCAGTTTCAACATATCGTTCTAAAACAATTCCTAACAAAACGCCAATGCGCTTGTGGTTAATGCGTGGTTCATCGTAGGAAACATTGCGATCACCATAAGTAAGGCGTTTGGCCTCATCTAAAACTTCGCCTCTATTCATTTTCCCCCATCTCATACCAGCCA